AAGCCAGATAGCGACTTACCTTTTTCCGTTTTTACAAACTCTTTAGCCACAGACTGCTTTATGCCCAGCTTCCTAGCCATTGCTGGCCGGGAAGCTGCCGCACGCATAAACCGATTTTGGCTTTTGCTGACGACTGGCATATCTATTTGCCTTTGCCCTTCTTTACGGCTTTAGGCTTTAAACGAATGTTTTTTACGGGGCGTGAAATATCAGCCTCCTCTTGAATAATTGACCATTTTAATCTTATCGGGCATCGGAGACTTCTTGCGAAGTTTGGCAGCGCCACCAGCGGCCTTCTTCATGACCTTGCCACCCTTCTTCATCATTGGAGAACCCATGCCAGCCATCGGAGGGGCCATACGCGGAGCCATCTGCATCCGTTGATCTTGGAGTGGGCGAGACATACCGCCGTTGGCTTTCTTCATGACCTTGCCACCGTGCTTCATTGGGGGAGCCATCGGTGGAGCCATGCCGAGGCCAGCCATGGGAGTCCCCGGCATCGGGGTTGCGGGGCGGCGTGCTTTTTGCAAAGCGGCCATCATGGCCTTAGCTTCGCCAACAGTGCCCATGACCTTCTTTTTGTCGCCTTTGGCTTTGCCGCCTTTGGCGTGCGCCTTGGGTTTGCCGAATTTAATGCCAATCATGATGCCCATGCCCTTTTTGGCAGGACCGCCTTTGGCGTATTCCATGTCTTCCGAACGGCCAGGATAGGGATTAATGCCCATTTTGGCTTTTTTCTTATCTTCTGGAGTCAAATCCTTCAAAGGTTCAGGTTTAGTGGGTTTTTTTATTTCTTTTTTTACTGAACCACCTTCTGCATACTTACTCACCATTCCGCCGTTCATCAACTTGGACTTTTGGCCGGGGTGCATAAGTCTGTTGTGACGCGACAGCATAGCTTTATCCTGCTTCATGTCGGCGGCACCACCATTAGCCATAACCTTGCCGCCTTTGGCGAAGGCAACGAGCTTGCTAACAGCCGGGGCTGGTTGACGGTCATTCTTCATGCCCATCGTCGGCTTTTTATTTAAAGCCATAACATGCGGCATCATTTTTTGAGCATTTTTACGCATCGAGTCCATTAGAATTTGCTCCTTGTCCCGAAAGTCTTTGGTTGGGAAATTTGTTTCTGCCTGTCTTTTTCGTAATTCAACATGGCAATACGCTCACGAGTCAGGCGGTCCTCGCGGCTAGATTTTAATTTTAGCGTTTCAGTAAATGCCTTGCTGCTGGTGTTAGATTGAATTTCTTGCAACTTAGCCTGAACTTTCGCGGCTTCAACTTTAAGCTGTTCCATAGCAATCTGACCAGGGGTGGGGTCTTCTCCACCTTGCGGCTTAGAAATCTGTTGCATCGCTTTGGCAACCAAAACGGCAATTTGGTTTTCAACTTCAGGCGGCAATTGCTGGCCTTCGGGCGGAAGCGCCTGACCCAGAATCTGTTCAACCTGAACCCGCATTTTAGCAGCTTCATGTTCAGCAATGTGGGCTGCGGTTGTTACAAGTTCGGGCTTTTGCTGCATTAAAATCGTGTGAGATGCAATATGGGCATCATGGTCTTGGTACGCGCCAACTTTGACCGGTTTGCCGTTTAAAAGGTTCTGGTTTTCGCTCAACGGGTCCAACGGCTTTGCTTCTGTCTTGGGAGGCAGAAGCGCAGTAATCCGCTTTTCGTCAATTCCCATTTCGACGTACATCTGGCGATAAGCTTGATATTGATCGTGCAAATCTGGGGCTTGAGTTGCAAATCGAAGCAGGGCTTCGGCACGCATCATGCGCTGGGCAGAGGACGTAATGTTGGGATCGCTGACGGGAATTACGTCAATTTGATCCGAGAAGTCAGCCCTCATAACCACATTGGGACCGCCAGCCACGGGCCACGGATATGGAGTTTCCGGCAAGAACTGGCCAAATAGGGCCGCAATTAGCTTAAATTCGCGCCTGTAGGCGCGGTGGGCAGCTTTAAGGGTAGCAGACTGCACTCGGTTAGAAGCCTCTAGAAGGGCCACTGTGGTGCCTACAGGGGCGTCCTGACGGCCTTCCCCAACCGCCACCTCAGTCATGCCGCCAAGGCGCTCCCCGTTCTCACGGGTGGCTTTCCAAAGCTCCATAGATACGGGAGACGGCCCCTTATAGGGCATCGTCATAATAGCCTGTTGAATGGGCATCCCGCCGGTATCCAATTCGCGGAACTCGCAGGGACCAATCATGACGTTGTTATCGTCACCCCGCATACCCTTCACTTTTAGACCCCCTGGGAACATCTCCAGGGTGGCTGCGTCTATCATTTGCCTTTGCAAAGATGTCGCGCCCTTGGCCGTATTACCCAAAATATGGGCGTAGCCAATGCCATAAAATCCTAAGCCGGGGACAAACTTAAAGTGTGTAAAATATTGAATTTTAGAATAAGTTTGATCTTCTTCTTTCCAGTTCCGGCGGATTGACAGAACCTTTTTAGAACCCGTCTCGACTGTGACGATGTACGGCAGCGGCAAGCCGGTTTCTGTAGGCTCTTCTTGGCTATCGTCGTTTTCGGCTTCTTTATGCTCAAAACCAACCAAGTCTAGGTCAATATGGCACTCATAGACCTCATAAGGCGCTTCGTCTGAATCTGTGGGTGTAGTTAAACCTTGAGTGTAGGTAGATTTGTCTTTTAACGACGAGTTTTTTTCATCTAAATAATCAGGTTCTTTTAATTCAACATCACGATAAAAACCGCTGATCTGACGCATTTTCATGTCTTTGGGAGACATGTTGATGATGTGCGTAGCGCGGGGGCAAGTCTCTAAATTATCGGTGCTAAATGAAACAACAAAGTCTTGAGGTAGAATAAAGGGGCTAACTACTCTGTTTAAAATGGGGTCTTGGTAAGTTTTCTTAAACGTGCAGCCAACCAGCGGAAGCCAAAACAACATTTGGTCATTTTGCTCAATCCACTCAGGTGCGCCTTCCGTCAAGTAATAGTTCATAAACTCTTTAACGCGGGAAGCCTGAGCTTCTGTTTCCGGCGTTGGTTGGCCAATGATTTGGGTCTTAACCGGCCCCGATGCTGGCATCAACTCGGCACTGGCAGTCGCGTGCCAGCGAATTACAGCCTCTAATAAAATTGGATCAAAGACCCCAGCCGCACCGCTAAAAGGAATAGACCTGTCTTCAATCTTTAAGCCAAGGTAGGTCAAGCCTTGAGACAACATAGATTCCCAATCGGCGCGGGATTTGCGGTCTTCACCAACGTAATCAATGATGTCGTTGGCTAAAGATTGAAGGTCACTATCCTCCATGTATTCGGCCAGATTGTCATCGTGATCTACTGGTTCGGATTCATCAGCCTGTGGTTCAAAATCAATTGTTTCTCCGCCGTCTTCTTCAGGCGTGATTGACGCGCCATCAGCAAACGTAGGATCAATTTGAGGAATATTTAATTCTTCACCACTAGCATCGCCGCCAGTTATATCATTTAAACCAAGTATAGAGGCGGTTGCGCGATCTATGGCCATACAGATTTACTTAAAAATACAGAGACAATAGGTATCTTAACCATAAAGTGCCCCGTTTGCACGTTCTGTTACGCGGAAAGGAGCTTCCTCTATAGCATCAAGGCTGTTCTTAATCCAGCCACTGGTTTTCATCCGAATAATAGCTTGGCTGGTTGCGTCGGCATCATCTCGGGAATCTGATGCTGGGAAGGAGATTAAGGAATTTACATAACCTTCGGCCCAGCGCCTAGGAAGTGTGTAATTTGGAGGCTGGCCAGGGACGTAAAACCGGCCATTCTCAAAAATGTCCGTTGTCAGCAAAAGGCGAGCATTCTTATCTCCATGTTTGTTCGGATTAAACCGTGTCGCAGAGATACCAGCACGGTTCAAATCAGCTATCAAAGGTTCCCCCGTGGCTTTGGCTTCAATCAAAATCATGTCTGGAGGTTTCTTAAAATTGCCGGTTCTAGGCACTTCTAAATTATCGTCTAAATAATTATTAGCCAGCCGTTGAGCCATTTTTCGGAGTTCGGGGTAATCCACACGGCCCCGCCAGCGGGACAACAAGATAATTGACGGCAAATCCGTTTTATCTTCTGTAAAAATTCCAAACGTCAAACAAACCGAAAAAGCACTTTTGTTTTTAGATGTAATAGCCGTATCCCAGCTTTGAAGAATAAAATCACATTTAGGCGGTTCGCGTTGGTTCCAAATTTTGATCCAGTCTCGTTTGATGACGTTACCAGAATCAAGAACTGGGCTTTGCTGATACAGACTTTCCCACTGCCGCGAAGTCATTGACGGTTGGGCGCGTCTACGGGCTAACGCAACTTCACTTTCCCACTCCGGCCAGAGGGCTTCACCTTCTTTACGCCCTAATGGGTCTTTGTCTTTAGCCAGAGCCGGGAGAATAACCTTGTCCCACTTGTCGCCGCCTTTTTGCTTCTCAGCAGCCATGACTCGGCCAATGATGTCATCTAGGTGCCAACGCGTCCCAATAATCACCATCACGCCGCTAGGCTTCAAACGAGTTGATAAATCAGAACCCCACCAATCCCACATATTATCGCGTACAAGTTTTGATTCTGCGTCATCAACGCCTTTCAAAAGATCGTCGCAGACCACCATGTCAGCGCGTCGTCCAGTTACCGTTCCACCCACGCCCGTTGCGTAATACGAACCGCCGCTATTTAAATCCCACCGGCCAGCAGAGCGGCTATCTTCTGAAACTACAATTTCTGGAAACAAAAATTTGTGTTCGTCAGACAACAAAATATTACGAACCTTACGACCCCACTGTTCTGCAAAAGATTCAGTGTGGCTAACCATGATGATGTTGTGCGTTGGGTTTTTAGATAGATAGAACGCTGGAAAATAAAGCGAAGAAACCGTGCTTTTACCGTGCCCCGGTGGGAAGCAAACCAGAAGCCGGTCGCCCTTGCGGCTCATTTTTTCTTGCAGTTTACCGCACAAGAATTTCATATGA